ACCATAAACTTCAAGAATATTTAAAATAAAATATTTAACTTTTTTCATTTATTCCCATATAAAATCTTGTTTAATTGTAAATGATTCCTTTATTGAATCTTTGCCATTATCTTTTTCTGTATCTGCCACTCCATAAGTAATTGTAGTTTTTGACGGTCTGACACTAAGGTCATTGGGACTGCATCCTACAATGAAAAAAAAAAACTAGATACAGCTACTGCAATAGCAACGTATCCCATAATCATGTATACCTTATTCATTTATTCTTTATCTTATTCATTTTTTCCACGGCTCTAACCTCATCCATAAAATCGCCTACTTTATAATTAGGTTCGTCTGTAATTGGCTCCAATTTATCCTGCATTTTTTTCGATGGCGTTTGCTCTCGTTTTTCATAAACCAATTTATTTAATGCATCAGCCATAACTCTGTTCCAATCAATCATTTACGATTATGATTTTTTCCTTTTCCTTTTCTTTTTCTTTTTTTTCTTTTTAGCCGAAGCGCCATATTCTGCTTCCCATCTCATAGCAATTTTAGGATGTTGTGCGTGAAGATAGCGTCTTTGTTTTGCCGACTTAAAAGGCATTACGGTTTATTAACTTTTCCGCCTATACGTTTTCCCCATTTACCATAGGACTCATCTCTACGACCTTTCATGGATTGTTTCTTAGTAGATTCTTTTCCAGTTCTCATACCTAAAGATTCGTCTTCTCTAGCAGCATAGCCTTGTTTCTTAAGCTTTTTCTTTTTAGTGGGACCCGACGATTTTTTACCTTTGTGGATATTTTTCAAATCCATAGATTTGTTACGTTGCATCCCTGTTAATTTATATGCATTACTTACCATAATATACTCCTTATAGTTTAGTTATTTTAACTGCTGCGTCCATAGTCTTAGCAGCATCTTTCGCCATGTTACTGGCAAATCGCATTTCAGCTTCCTTCATGCGAAGTTTGCGATCCTCATCCTCGTTTTCATCCGTGGTCATAAGTTTCGCTTCTTCAAGATCCATCTTGTCATCATGCATCTTAAGCTTGTTCATCTCAGATTGCGCACGCAAAGCGAGATCTTGTTTCTGTAATTCCATTTGTTCAGTTTGTTTATCATCAGTATCACCCGCCATAATTTTAGCTTTCTCTTCATCAAGTTGCAATACTTTATCTGAAGCGTTAGCTGCCATCAAGGCAATTTGATTCTGCATTTCCATCGGTAATGGTTGTCCTTGTTGCTGAGACATCATCAATGCTTGTTGAACTTGTGGATCTGGAATCATCTGCATCATTTCTTGCTGATATTTTAAAGCCAAGTGATCAGTAATATGTGCCATTAATAATTGTTGCACCGCTGGATTATCTTTGTATGCAGGATTACGTAATAAAGTTCCATGCGTTACAATATGTGCATCATGATTCTGTTCAGGACTTGCTTGCAATGGTGCCCCCTTCATTACGGCCATATTTTCCGAAATTGGATTTGCCGTCAAAGGTTGCTGTTGCTTTTTTAAATATCGCTGTGGTTCATCCACACCCATAGCCGCAAACAATTCCATGCTTATTTGATCCATATTATAGGCAGCTGGATTTTGTTGAGCAATGGACATAATAGCATTTATCTTTGCGATCCTGTGTGCTTCAGTTGGCATATTAGGATCGGATACAGGAATGACATCAATACTTTTCAGATTGAAGTCTTCTTTAAAAATTTGCTGTGCACCACCTGCGACTTCGTAAGGATACATATCAGGCAGATATTCGCCATCGAGACGGGCGAGAATACGCAGGTCTTTGGATTGAGCAGCATGTAAGCGTTTGTGCACAGCGTTGAACAGCTTTGAAGATTGCTCTAACAAAGCCATTGTAGTGCCGACTGGACCGTAATTAGAACCTTGTTCTACTACACTATCTGTCGCATCGGCAAACTCTTTAGCCAAATTTGTAACATATTGCATAAGATTATACAATGTTTGTGATGGCTCTTTAAATGGTAATGGTTGTAAAGATTTTCCTAAATCTCCTGCAGGACTATTTACTTCTCTCCATTCTCCCGGTGCAATAGGCTCGTCAGGGGCAAGCACACGAAGACCGTGCGCCTTAAAGCCACCTGGCAAGTTAGCAAAAGTGCCAGCATCAATTAGCTGGCGTAGGGAGGATGTTGCTGTTTTTGTTAAACCACCGATTAAATGTAAATAACCGTAGCCGTAAAATCCTAATCCTGGAATCATTGTATAATGCGTGATATACATTTTCTTTTTCTTCAGTATATCTTGCTGATCCCAATTTCTTCTTATACATAAAACTTGTTGATCAGTTGTCATATGAACAATGTATGGAAGTTTTAATCCATCTTCATCTTCATATCCTGGTAAATCTATATTGGCGTGTACTTCTAAAATTTCTACTTCATCATCTGTTAAACCAGGTTTGCTTCTTCCTACTGCTTCATTTGCAGATTCAGTTGCAGCTGATTCTTCAATTTGAGTTTCTACAACTTCCATATCGCGAAACATTCCTGCGATTTGAAGCTTTCTAATTTTATTTAATGATAATGAATATTTATGTGTAAATCGTTCTGCGCTTTCTAAATCAGAAGCATAATAATCTACATATAAATCGCTTGCTTTGATATATTCAGTGCACGGTCTTTGTAATGTTGGATCCCAAAAATTTTTCTTAAATGCCGTTCCATAAAGCGCAACATAAAATAATAAACGATCCAGTTCTGGACCATATTCAGGCATTTGAACTTGCGTCTGCCAATTCATAAATTGACGAACACGATTCGCCTGTTCCATTTTTTGTTGAGTTTCTACTCCTATGATACGCGTACGTACAGGACCTTCGGTAGGAAATAATTCTTTATATGTTTTTGCTTGAAATTTTACAACTGCTTGAGCTAATACAGGATGAGTCGCATTGCATGCCCCTGGAAAAGGTTCATTACCTGGATTATCTTTTAATCCAAGAAGTATAACTCCTTCGTCCGCTATAGTGTCATATTCTTGTCTTGAATCTTTATCTCGAGTATAACCATCATATAAATCATTTGCAACTTCCTGCAATTCTTTTTCATCCATAAGTTCTGACAAGTTAGCATCAAAATCATCTATTAATTCTTCTTCTTCTTCATCAAGACCCATTGCTTTAGCTATTTCTAATTCTTGTGGATCATCTACTTCCACTTCTATTGATTCTTCCACTTCGTCAATACCAGGCATCTTAACACTGGTAATTGCATCCGTTAAATCAATTTTTTTCTCTATTGCCATTTAATATCCTTACTAATAGTAAAAGCTTTTATTTTTAGCTTGTTCTGCTTGCCTTTTATTATACACTCTTTGCTCTGCCTTGTCAAGCCATGTATTTTCACTATGGTCTATGTATCCTCCATTACGCATCCACAATAATGCCTGTGATATAGTATCCATATAATCATCATGATTGCCTGTAGGAAAAGTTCTTGCCTCTTCCATTACCTCTTTTGTCCAAGCTTTTGCTTGAGGAGCATATATACGCCCATTGTGAAACAAAGATGTTATAGCATAAGCTCGTGATACCTTATCTCTATCAGGTTGAAACTCAAATATAGGCAATCCTGCCATTCTTAAGTCCTGAATCAAGGATTGACCAGAAGCTTTCTTCTCAATCAGTATAGAATCAGGTTTATGCTCTTGAAACTTGTCTATTGCCTTCTGCCGCAGTGTAGGATAGTCCCATCTGCCCCGTGTAGCCCCTAATAAACATAGATTAGGAGGTCCTAAACCGTCACCAAAGACTCCCCATGTAGTTATTGCAGAATAATCGGCAGATGTTTTGGTAGAAAACGCTGTATCCCATGATTGTATGATATATGTGCACTCGGGAGCCTCTTCTTTAGCCCAATCTTGCCACCATTCTGTCTTAATTATGTTTCCTTTCTCTGAAGTTGGTGCTTGCCCATACAATGCATCAAATTTAAAGCTAGGAGTATTACCTTTTGTACGAATTATCTCTTCAGTTGTCCAACAAAATCCTTTTTCTCGGTCTGCCGCTGGCCAAAATGATTCACCTTTTTTTAATTTAGGGTATTTTGTAGTTAAATATCCCTGTTTTATTAATTTTTTTCTGCAATCATTCAATCCTTTTGCAGCTTCTTCAGTATTTAATGCAGGAATCCGTACCACTTCCCACTTATCTGCCATTGGCGAACCTGATTCTTGGTTTAATAGATAACCTGCTAAATCATTTTCATGCCAACGTGTCATAACAAGAACTACTTTGCCCCCTGGCATCAATCTTGTACGCAATCCTGAAGAATACCATTCATTTAATGTATCTCTTCTTGACTTCGAAAAGGCATCCTGCTCGGATATGGGATCATCAAGGATGGCTAAATGCGCTCCAAAGCCTGCAATACCTGAACCAGAACCAGCTGCTAGGAAAGATCCTGCCTGTTTCTTCTTATGTTCCAATGCCCATGAGTTTGCCGCTCTGTTATCGCGACGTATATTGATACGAGGAAAAATTGTTTGATATGCACTTGTGTTAATAATATCTCTAATAGTACGACCAAAACGTGTTGCCAAGTCATCACTGTGAGATACAGCAATTTCCTGCCAATATGGATTACGTCCAAGTGCCCATGCTGGAAAATATGTAGATGCTATTAGGGATTTGCTGGAACGAGGAGATATAAAGATCATTAAACGATCTATATCGCCTTTTTCCAAAAGCATTAATTCATCACATAATAAACGATGATGTGGACCAACATTAAAATGTGGATTCATTAGCATAATAAATGCCAATAAATCATCACGTGCCTGATGAATTGCTAATCTGGTAGCCGCATCCCTATCTTCATTTGTTAATGACATACGCCTTATCACCCCATAATACTAACTCTTCATATAAATCAGCAGGAGGATTATTAAAATTATATTCCTCAAGTGTTGGCGTTAATACGCGAGTACTCATCCTATCTCCTGTGTTAGTTGAGTTATTTACTTATTTTAGTTTTATTACCAATATCTGGTTTCACACCTTTAGGGAGATTATAAATATCCCATACGTGAACCCCATCATTATAATCATACTCTTCAGCAGTTTCATTCCAAGTAAAGGTATTATTCTTTCCCTGTTTTGCTTTTGCCGTATAACGAGTATTATTGTAAGGTCCCGCCACTGGATGTGATTTTACAGTTTTAATTGCCATACTTCCTCCTTATTTATCATTATCGTCGTCCCAATCAAGGTCGTCTTCCTCTTCTTCATCAAGAATATCATTTATCTCTTCGAATATAGATTCTTCCTTTTCATGAATCACACTTAGCTTTTCCATTTTCTTTTTTATTTTTTCCAATGGAGTTTGTTTCTTTGCCATATTTTCTCCTTAATATTTTTTCTTTCCGCCAAACGGTATTTTAAATCCAATAAAGGCTTTCTTTTCAAAAGGATCAATATCTATTTCCAATCCTTTAGGAATCTTTTTCTTTATTTTTTCTATCTTAGGAATAAGAAACTTTTTTACTTTTTCCGATCCCGGCATCTTTTCAGCTACAAATACTGTTCCCGCCAATACTGCTTTTTTGGCCGCA